AAATTGTCGCCAAGCTTAGCCCAAAATTTTTTAACAGAAATTTCTAGTTGACCTATTGTTGAGAGAGATCTAATAATGATTTCTCTTTCTCTCTCTGAGAGATTTACTTTAAAATCATGTAAATCTGACTGAAAATTGAATTCTGCGTCTGTCCAAAACCCGTTGTGCATTGCCAAAATGAAATCCTTAGACCATGGATAAAAATCTGGCTTGAGAGGGATTACTTCGTCGAATATTTTCACAGTTTTATTTTCCATATTTTTGTACAGTAATGGAAAATTACACGATTTTTAAGGTCGTGTCAATGAAGTTAAAATTTTAGAAAACTAATAAAAAAACGCGTGTATTCTCTAATTCTCTATAGAGATTCCAATTTTTTTGAGCTTCTCTTTAGCTTTTTGAGTTTTTTCGTTAGCTATTTGGCTAGAGTGTCTGACTCCCTTTTCTTTTTCGTAATTTTTATAAAATTGATTTTTAATAGGATCGGATTTTTCGCCGCCTCTTCTTTCTGAAAGTTCTTGGCTTTCTTTTAAGAGATCTCCGATTGTGCCTTTTTTATTTCTTGTTTTCTCAACGAAGCTTTTTGAGTTGTACGGGTCGATTCTAGAATCGACAGAAACATTTGGAATGCAAAAAACTCTTTCGAATTTAATTCCATTTTGTGAAAATTCATGAGCCTCATTGATGCCCTGAAGAACTTCAATCACGTCTTCGGTTTCTGGATTTTTATATAAATAAATAGGCATTTTATTACTCTATTGCTTTCAACACGTGATCGAGGGAGTTTGACCAAGTAAATTTTTCAGATAATTTTAGTCCATTTTCGTTAATTGAATTAGCTAAAAATCTTTTCTCTGCCTCTTCGCAAGCGGAAATAAAATCGTCAGCATTCCAGTCAAAATAGCTTCCTTGATTAAATTCAAGACCTTTTCTAAAAAAGATTCCATCATACGCTTCAATTTTGCCACTTGGTTGAACGAGCACTGAGTTTTCAGAGTTAGCCCAATCTTTATATGCATGTGCATTCAATACTACGGCATGCTTGCCAAGACAAACGCTTTGGAATTCTGGAAGCCCCCACCCTTCGCCGGAGGACATCGCTATCGCAATATCAGAATAATTTAGGAAATCATTGTATAACGAATTGGTTGGCATAAAAGCCAAGAAATTGATATTAAAATAATTTTTACCCTCAAGAATATTTGAAATTGCTTGGTTTTGTTGATTTTGATCTAGAAATGGATTTTGAATGGCGCAGTTTAATTGGTACTTATTATTATTGCCATATTTCTTCGCCCAGCTTTGCAATACCTTGTGATGCTGTTTCCGACGCTCAAGCTTTCCAAAGAGTGAAAATGTAATCTTGTCGTCTTGTTTTTTGTCTTTCTTGTGAAAGTGAAGATTATCAAATCCAAGAGGTGCAAAATGAACATTCGTTAGTCCAACTGATTCAAATACCGACTTCGTATAATTGGAGGAGACAATTATGCTTTTTTGATTTTTTAAGATATTTATTTCTGTTTTGGTAGGAGAGTCCAATTCATAAAATGTAAAAAGACTTTGATCCCTAGATAGTGACGATAGCGATCCGCTAATATGCCACAATTTTAAAATGGGATTATCCCTAGAGTGTCTAGCCTCAGACTCGTTTGAGATTTTTTTGAGCCAGTCGTAAAATTCTAAGCCGAGCTTGTCAAAGGACGACAGATCAGCCTTTTCGCCGATTGAAAAAAGAATTGGGTTACAATCCCTTTGTTTAAGGGCGCTTAACAAGCCGACAGCACAATTTCCAAAAGAAAGTCCGTTTATAGGCAACTCTAGGGATAGGTTAGACATATTAGAAAGGAATCTCGTCAGAATCTTCTTGCGAGGTTGCTGCAACCTGGGCTTGGCTTGATTCTTTTGTCACCGACTTTGTCGAAACCTTGTCTTGAACTGCTCCTTTTTGCTCTGATAGATAGATCCTTAGATCTGGAGTATTATCGCCAGGCTTCTTGTATTGATTTGTAAATACCACAACTTCGAGTCTTTCTCCATTTTCAAGTTGAACGTATCCAGTCTTGAATTTGTTTCCAGCTTTGGATGTTTTTTCCCAAAGTGCGCCAATTTCTTTATTTTTATTTTCCATATGAAGTCTTATATTTGTCTATTTTTTATTTTTAGTCAATGTATTTTATGTTATTTTTTGCAAATTTTATAAATTTATTATGCCAATTTATTACTGTTTGAATTGTAACGCCCATTTCTTCTGCAATGTCAGTGTAGGTGGCATCTTTATTAGATAGGTACTTTTTCTCAATTACTTTTTTAATTTTTTCATTCGACAGAGAGTTTAGAATATTTTTAATTTTATCTATGTTTTCAATCTTGAACTCTTCCTTTTCTCTATTTTTTAAATCTGTTGACATTTCGCCATCTTCGCCAGATTTATTTTCTATAAAAAGATCAGCTTGGGATGGTATATTTTTTTTATTTTTATTTATACTATTCAGGCAATAATAACGCGCCTGATTGGCGAGCCATGTTGAGAATTTACTTCCGTGAGATGGATCAAATGACCTAATGGAGTTAAAAATAATGAAGTCTTTGCTTGATAGGATATCATCTTTTACAAATGATGGACACGCAGAATTGTATGTATATTTTTTGAATACCTCCATGCATATTCCGCTGTGCATTTCTATTAAGGTTTTTGCTGAGTCACTATCTCCATTTTTAGCGGCTTCTATTAAATCTTGTTCGTGTGTTTTCATTTGAATGTCTCCTTTAGTTTTCTGTCTAGTGTATTTATTGCTGGAATTGACTCAAAAATTATTGAGTTCTCTTCTTTTGATACTGTTTTCCAAGTTAAATTAAGATCTGCGTTTGATGCTATTTTGGGAAAATTTTCACTTTCTGATTCGTGAGCTGGAGAGATAAAGGTTCCATCTTCGCACACTCTGGTCAAGGTGATTATAAGGGAATTGGCATAAGATCTGATAAAGTCTACTTCGTCAAATCCGTATTCTTTAAATCTAAGATCAGAAATAATTGCTACATTTCCACCAGAAGAAAAAAATGAATTTATTTCTGGCATTAGCTTTTTCCACCAATAGCTTCCTTCGCTTAGCGCCCTTTGTGATTGACCGTACGCAATCAGTATACTCCTTATCTTACCTTTGTCAAGATTGTCCTCTGTGAAAGAGGAGATTCCAAATTTTTCTTTGCAAAATGAATTTAAATCCTGCCTTAGTGCGTAGGCAAACGAAAACATTTTAGTGCTCAAGCCAAGGTGACTAGAGTATTGAGATAATATTTCAGCAAGTGTATTTTTCCCGCATCTTGCAAAACCTGAAACCCCTATTATTAACCCTGAGTCAAAACTTCCGTTTTGGCTCAGAAGCTCCGATAGGAGCTTTTCTTTATTTTCTACATTTTTCATATTTGAATTAACTTAATACTAATTTTTATTTAGGTCAAGATTATTCTTGGCCATACTGGCGCTGGTAATCGTTTTTTCGTGGTTCGTATTTTGAAGGAAGCGTAACGCTTGAAACAATCAGGTCGCAAAATCCGAGACTCGCGAGCTCGTCTAGTTATTTCTTTGTATTTAAATTAAAATAATACGCAAGGATTCGTAGGGGGATTCGACGCAATAGAATTTATTCTATCATATTTTTATTTGCAATGCAAGATATTTTTTTCAGACAAGTATATTTTGAAATATCCCTATATTTGCTCATAATACAGGATGAGTGATTTTATAATTTTAGGAATATCTATAGGCAGCTTGGTATTTTTGCTGCATAAGACCGATTTTATTTTTGAGTACTCTAGTTTTTTTATAAGAATTCTCGGACTGTCTTCTTTCTTCAAGTTAGATTATTACAAAAACAACAAAACAATAGAATGCGAAAGTTATTTTGAATTCATTTGTTTTATAAATGCAACCAATAAAGGATTTTTTGGATTTATTTGCAGACTTTTAAGCTGTGGTATATGTTTAAATTGCTTTCTTTCATTATTGTATTCTTTTTTGTTTTTGAAATCATTCCTATTTCTATTCGTATTCTTTTGCGCGATAATTTCTTACTTTTTTTTGATCAAACTAAAACAAAACATGTATAAATAGATATGGAACAGAAGAGTAAATTCGAAACTTGCGTCCACAAGGCGCAAACTGGCAAAGAAGTTTTCATTGGTTGCCCATGCAAAAAGCAAACCAAAATTGTTTTTCCTTGTGAAAAGAGAAATATCATAGAAGCAACAGAAGACATCTGCAAAGACTGCACCCTGTTTGAACTTAGATCTTGACTTTTTTAAAAAATAAGGCTAATTTTTGATTGCCTGCATTTAGGCATAGAAAATGGCTAATAAAAAATCAAACCCAAAAAAAGACTTCATAATTTCTTGTCTTCAAGCCAAGAAGCATGAATATTCTTCAATTCCATGGGCAAAGGAGATGAAGATAATGAATACTTTATGGGAAAAGTGTCAAGACGATAAATTTTGGGAACATTCGAAGCCCGATTTTAAAATACCGTCGCTGGCTTGGTTTCTTTCAGACGCTGGAAGAAAATATTTAAATGAAAGGTATAAAAGATTTAAATCTAATATTATACCTGATAAAGAGCAAATTGAATTAAAAACTGAAATTCAAGAAGAAAACATTTGCTTTTCTAATCAAAAAAAGATAAAAACATTAAAAGACTTTATAAATAAAAAATGAACTCAAAAGACTTACTCTCGGACTATTTAAAATCAAACAAGGAAGAACACTACAATTTCATTGGCGACAAGGATTATCTAGTTTCTACTGGAAGTCTCATATTTGATATTGAGGTGGGCGGCGGACTTCATCCTTCGATTCTAAGATTCAGCGGAGTTTCAGGTGGCGGGAAAACAAGCAGCAGCTTGTCCATCATGAAAAATTTCCTTCAAGGCAAAAATAGGAAAGGTCTTTATATCAAAGCTGAGGGCAGGTTGTCAAAAAGCGTAGTCGACAGATCCGGAATCAAGTTTGTAGAAAACTCAAAAGAGTGGGAAGATGGAACTTGTTTTGTATTTAAATGCAATATTTATGAAACAGTTGCAAATTTAATCAATAAGCTAGTCCAAAATAACGAGGAAGAGATTAGTTATTTTTTCATTATTGATAGCATGGACGCACTTATCCCGAAAGGAGATAAGGACAAAACGTTTGAAGATGCCGTCAAAGTTTCTGGAGGAGCCGCAATCTCTTCGCACTTCTTGAAAAAAATGGCTCTTCCGTTTTCTGTTGGCGGACATATTTGCGCAATGATTAGTCAAGTCAGAAGCGAAGTCAAGATCAATCAATACGCCAAAACAGATCCGCGCCTAACAAATGCATCTGGCGGTTCCGCTCTACTGCATTACTCTGATTGGATTTTTGAGTTTGCTCCAAGATACAAAGACGATTATATTACCGCCACTGTAAACGGCAAGGAAGAAAATATAGGTCATTGGGCTAAAATTACTTTTAAAAAGTCACCTAATGAAAAAGACGGAAAGCAAATTAGATATCCTATCAAGCACAACCAGAATGGAGGAAATTCTGTTTGGGTTGAATATGAGATCGCAGACCTTATGATCATGTGGGAATTTGCTAAAAAGGCTGGAGCTTGGATCAAAATAGACCAATCAATTATTGACGAATTGAAATCTAAAAATATTTCTTTTCCCGAGACTATTCAGGGTCTTGAAAACTTTAGACTCGCCTTGTCAAATAATGAAGACGCCACCAAGTACCTTTTTAATAAATTTAAAGAGCTTTGTTTAAATTAAAATGATTCTGCTTGATCTAAAAGGCAGACAAAGAAAAGTTTCTTTTCATAAATATTTAGTGAAGTGGGAAGAAGTCAGAGGTAGCAATGCTCAATTTAATACAAAGCAATTTTTTAAAAATTATTGGATTCATGATACCGTATGCGAAGAGTTCATAATTCCAGGCTCAAGGCTTAGGCTTGATTTAATAAATTTTACTAAAAAAATCGCCATTGAAACTTCTGGCGCTCAACATGAAAAGTTTAATAAATTCTTTCACAAGAATAGAATAGGATTTATAAAGTCCGTTAAAAGAGATTTTCAAAAAATAGAATGGCTGGAGCATAACAATATAACTCTTATTGAGATATACGACTCTGAAGTCAAGAATCTTTCTAGGGATTTTTTATCAGAGAAATTTAATTTATTTTTATAATGAAACAAGAAAACGATTTTTTATTACCAGAGTCAATTTTGACACAACTTGAAGAAATGAGCGGCGGCGGATATATGATGATAGTATTGGGATCAGACGGATTACCAAATATCTATGAGAGCTATGATAGCGCCCTTCATGAAACTCAAATTAAAAATTTCTCAATGGAGTGGCTTGAAGCAGATAGGCAATGCAGACTTGAAAGGATAAAAAAAGACATTATATCCTCTTACGATGATATGGATGATAATGGGTGTGACGACTAGCACAAACAAAGGCCCCGTATTCATTTGACTATGCTAAAAAATGCAGTAATAATACAACTATGATTTATTCATTGCCGGTAGAAAAACACGTAATTGCGGGATGCTTAAAATATCCAAAATCATTTTATGAAATTGATTCTTTTGTAAATGAAAAAGACTTTTATCATAACATTCACTCTGTAATTTTCAGTGTTATTAAAAATACAATTGCTCAAAATGAAAGCGTCGACAATGTTCTTATCAGTCAAAAGATAAACAATCTTGGAATAACATTTAAAAATTCTACCAACGTATTTGATTATCTTCAGAGCTTAAGCCTAATCAATTTATCTGAAAAAGCCTTTATCGAAGCTGCTCAAAAATTAAAGACTCTTACCATTAAGAGAGAAATTCATGAGACTGCTGAAAAGTTAAAGCAAAAAATGATCGCCAAAGAAGAAATGTCGGCAGATCAGATTATCGCTGCCGCAGATGCAATTTATAATGAGAAAATTAGCGTTTATGACCTGTTTGAAGAGCCTGTGAATATTTTTGAAGACGCAATGGAGCAAATTGAGGAAATTGGAAATAACCCAGTGGACGACTCAGGTTTTCTTACTCCGTTCAAAGACTTTAATCGTCTATATGGAGGACTTCGACCAAAGAATTTGTACGCATTCGTTGCTCGACCCAAATCCGGAAAAACGACCATGCTTTGCGATTTGAATTATAAAATTTGCAACGAAGTGTATAACGGCAAAGTGTCTTGTCTTTACTTGGATACAGAAATGGAAACCCTTGATGTGCAGAAAAGGTTAATTGCTTCAATTTCAGGCGTTCCTTTTTGGTATATAGATACTGGAAGCTGGAGAAAAAATCCAGAAATGGTGCAAAAGGTCAGAGCCACTTGGGCAAAAATTAAAAATTTTAAATTTCATCATCTTAAGGTTGGAAATAAAAGCACCAGTGAAATTATGTCAATTGCTCGGAGGTGGTATTACTCAAAGGTTGGTCGTGGCGAAAATGCAATCATTACTTACGATTATCTAAAAATGACAGGGGAGGGCGTTTCAGAGTCCTGGAAAGAGTATCAAGTAATTGGGGATAAAACAGATAAACTTAAAAAGCTTGGAGAAGAGTTGAATTGCGTAGTGTTGACTTCCACTCAAATGAATAGAAGCGGAGAAAGTCAAAATAGAAAAGCTGGAGGGTTCACGGACGACTCGTCAGCGATTGCTCTATCTGATCGTCTTCAATGGTTTGCCTCATATGTTGGTATCTTTAGGCGTAAAACAATTGACGAGATTGAGGAAGACGGTGAAGAATGCGGAACTCATAAACTGGTTACTACGGCAAGCCGTTTTCAAGGAAAAGAAGCCAGCGGTCACGTCGATTTGGTTGAAAGGATTGTAGACGGAGAGCGAAAATATGTAAATAACTATATTTCTTTTGATGTTAAAAATTTCAACGTTGAGGAAAAAGGAAGTCTCGATACTCTTGTTAAGAAAAATGGTCTTCAATATCAAATTTTTGATAGAGATGGGCGTCCTGTAGATAGCAAAAATAATAAAGATGAACTCTTGTAATTCTGATTCAATCAAAGCCGTCTTAGAAAATCTTGGATATAAACTTTCCGACAACGGGAGAGACTGGAGAACCAAGCCTCTCTATAGGGATTCTGGCAATGACAGCGTTCTGTGCATTAGGAAAGACGATGGAAGATGGATAGATTTTGCCCGCAATTATTCCGGTTCTTTTGAAGACCTCATAGAGATTAGCTTGAATAAGCCAAAGGGCTTCGCCAAAACTTGGCTTAAAAAATTGAATTTAAATTTATCTAGTCAGATTCAGGAACAAAATATAGAAACTGAAAATATGGAGCTTGATTATATTAAATTTTATGACAAATCTCTACTTTCAAAACTTAAAACTGATTATTCTTATTGGGCTAGTAGAAAAATAAAAAAAGAGACCCTAGACCCATTTGATGGTGGGCTATGTTACAGTGGAAAAATGGTAGGCAGATATGTTTTTCCAATATACGACGAGAATAAAAATATTCTTGGATTTTCTGGAAGAAGCATTAAAGATGAGTATCTTCCAAAATGGAAACATATCGGCAGGAAAAGCGAATGGAAATATCCACTATTTTTAACCAAACAATATATACTTGAATCTAAGACTTGCATTATTGTGGAGAGTATTGGAGATGGATTGAAACTTTGGCAATCTGGAATTAGAAATTTTGTAATTACGTTTGGCTTAACCGGATTGGACGAATTGTGCTATACTTTAGTATCCCTTGATCCTGAAAAAATTATTATAGCATTTAATAATGATGCAGTTAATGACAAAAAAAGCAAAGCTGGAAACCTTGCCGCCCAGACTGCTAAAAAGAAATTCCTTGATTATTTTGATAAAAATCAAGTATTAATAAAGCTGCCACCAAAAAACGATTTTGGGGAAATGTCAGAAAAAGAAATTCAAGAATGGAACAACAATTAAAAAAACCTATTTATCTATCGGCATCTAAAATAAAAACCCTAGATTCCTGCTCCTGGCAGTATTATGCGTCTTACGAACTTGGAGTTCCGCAAAAAGGAAACAGTGGGGCAAGCAGGGGTACAGTTGTACACAATCTCTTCGAATTAATTTCAAAGACAAGACACCAGCACTATATAAAAAAAATTTGGGAGTCTGGATCTCCAGATAAAATTACCGCTATAAAAAGGTTTTTAGAAGGTCAATTTCGCAAAGAGAAGATTTCAAAAGAAGAACCCGTTAAGCCAATCAAAGCAAAACTTCCAACTAAAAATAATTGGGATACAGTTTGCGACATGGTAATGACGACCATGAAATTTGAATTTATAGATAAAGATTTTTCTAAAATTATTGATTCCGAATACGAGTTTGACATTATTAGCGAATCCCCAAAGTACGCCATAAGAGGTTTTATAGATAGGGTTGAAGTTGAGGGAGACGATATTAAAATTCTTGACTACAAAAGCTCTTCCAAGAAATTCAAAGGAGATGAAGAAGATGCCAATATTCAAGCGATGATGTATTCGCTAGTTGCTAGAAAGATATGGAAAAATTACAAAAACTATAAAGCTAGCTTCTTCTTCATGAGGTTTCCCGACAATCCTTATCAGAATAATAATTTTTCCGATAATGAAATAGACGGGCTAGAGCATTATTTGGAGTACATCACCTCCGTTATAGAAAAAATAGACGAAAAGTCTGCGACAAGCAATATGGCTTATTTTGACAGGAAGAAAAGCTGGCTATGTCAAATGGGAAAGTGGACTTGTCCATACAAGAACCCAATGACTTTTTATAGAATCGTAGAAACAGATCGGTCAAAAAGAACTCCCAAAGGCATCTCGTCTCATATCGAGCACGAAGAAGCTCTACTAAAAATTGAAAAAAATAAAAAAGATCAAGAATGGGAGATCGAAGTTGTCAACTATTCCGGTTGCCCAGCTTTCAAATAACATTTGACACGACTTAAAGAAGGTGTATTATCAAAAAATGGAGAACACTCTGCCATTTTTCAAATCCCACTATTCTATGAATCGCTCGATCCTGACACTTGAAAAGGATCACGAAGGAGAAGTTGGACCAAGATCAATTCTAAAACTGGTAAAAGATAACAATATTAACAATGCCTTTTTGGTTGATGATAATATGTCTGGCTTGCTAGAACTTTACTTCAACTCCAAAGATCTTGAAGTCAATATAAACTTTGGATTGAGAATTACAGTCTGTAATAATATTGCGGAAAAAAACGAAGCCTCTATCAAAACGGAAGCAAAGTATATCATATTTCTTAATGACGCAAGCGGTTACGAAAATTTAAGCTCCATTTTTTCTACCGCTGCTAAAGATGGTTTTTATTACATTCCTAGAATTGACTTTGAAAATCTTAAAAAATACTGGAGCGACTCGTTGTCTCTTGGGGTTCCATTTTACGACTCTTACCTTTTTAATAATCATTTCAAAATGAACTCTTGCACACCGGCTGAATTTTGGACAAACCCTACTTTCTTTTGGGAACAAAATGACTTGCCTTTTGATTCAATTTATAAAGAAAAACTTTTCTCATTTGTAAAAGAAAACTTTCCATCCTCAGAGCTTATAAAAACTCAATCTATCTATTATGAAAATAGAGAAGATTTTTTAGCTTATCTTACTATGAGATGTCTTGGTAAAAAAAGCGAACTTCAAAAACCTAATCTTGATCACTTGTGCAGTGATTCATTTTGCCTCGAATCTTTTCTAGAAAATAAATAAAATGCAAGAAGACCTAATTAGATTTAATAAAAAAATAAAAATTCTTTTTATTGATTTTGAAACTGCAAACCTATGCTTGAATTATAGGTTTAATCTTCCTTGGCAAATGGCTCTCATTAAAACCGTTGGTGGAGAAATTTGCAAAAATTCAGGCTTGGACATTTTGATAAACTGGGGCGAAGATTTTAAATTCTCGAAAGGAGCTAGGCAAATGGCTCACTCTTATTCTGAAGATAGAATGAATAAAGAAGGGGTAAAGTCAATTGACGCCTTTAATATTCTTTCCGAGCATCTTAAAGATTGCGACGCAATAGCTGGTCATAATATTCTTGGTTTTGATATTTATCTCATTAAAGCTATTTATGAAAGGATGGGCAGAAAGTGTCCAGACATTCTATCCAAAAAGCAGGTATTCGATACCCTAGCAATCGCCAAAGGCGTCAACAACGGAATCCCATATCAAAAATCTGAAAACTTCATGTTTTACCAGTACAAAATGCTGAACCATATAGTTAAAGGATCTAAAAATTCGCTTAGCAGGGTCGCTCAAAACTATTCTATAGAATTTGATGAAAGTAAATTACACGACGCGCTTTATGATTTAAATATTAACGTGCAGGTTTGGAATAAACTAAAATACCAAATTGAAATTTGACTAACGGATCAAAAAGATTTATATCTAAATATACAATATGTTTTTAGAAAAATTTTCAAAACTTAATCTCCCATTCTATGGAGTTCGTTGTCCAAAAATTGAAGTAGACAAAAAAGATCGTATCGAATACTCTATTCCAGAAAATGCAAATAGCTTAGAAATTTTAAAATCTCTTTGTAATAAAGGTTTTAAAGAAAAAATGCCAGAATGGAAAGCCCAAGGATTTGATATCTCAAAGTATAAAGAAAGAGTCACTGAGGAAGTAGAAACTCTCTATAAACTTGATTTTGTAGATTATATTTTGATCGTTTGGGATGTTTTTAATTTTTGCAATAAAAATGATATTCCAACCGGTCTTGGTCGAGGATCAGCGGCTGGAAGCCTTGTTCTTTATTTACTAGGAGTAACTGGCGTAGATCCAGTAAAATACGGATTATTTTTTCAAAGGTTCGTGTCAGAGGCTAGAGCAAAAAAGCAAGTTGTAGATGGAGTTACATATTTGGATGGAAAGATGATCGCCGATATTGATAGTGATATTTGCTATTATAGAAGAAAGGAAGTAATAAAATATCTTGAGGAAAAATACCCTCAAAGAACAAGCAAAATGCTAACCGTTTCCACTCTTTCTGGCAAAGCTCTTATTAAGGACTGCGGGAAAATCATCGGCGAGAAAGATGAAACGGAGATGAATAAAATCACTGCTCTGTTTACTTCTAAATTTGGAAAAGTTGCCGAGCCAGAAGAAATCTATGAAACCAATGAGGAATTTAAAAATTGGTGCGATGAAAACAAGCAAGTGTATCAAACTGCTTTAAAACTTAAGAATTTAATTAGAAACAAGGGTGTACATGCTTCTGGTATTGTAGTAAGTCATGATTTGTTAAACAAGGCTACCCCAACTGAATTAACGGCAGATAAAGAATCTGTAAGTTCATTCACAATGGACTGGGCAACCAAAATCAATATTAAACTCGACCTTCTTGGCTTGAAAAGCGTTTCAGTTATTCATGAAGCTTCTAAGCTGGTAGGAATAAATTATAAAAAAATTGACCTAGAGGATTACGAACTTATATACGGGCATCTTCAAGACTTAAAAAACCCCAAGGGTCTTTTTCAAATTGAAGCAGATACTAACTATAAGGTTTGCCAAAAAGTTAAACCTAAAAATCTAGAGCAACTTAGTGCTGTTGTAGCACTTGCAAGACCTGGAGCATTAGATTATGTGGATCAATATGCGACATATGCAAATACTGGAGTGAAACCAGAGATTGATCCTATTATCGAATCAGTCCTAGAAAAAACTGGAAATATTTGTCTTTATCAAGAACAAGTGATGGCCATGTTTAATAAGATCGGATTCTCCCTGTCTGATTCTGAAGAAATTAGGAGAGCTATCGGAAAAAAACTTCCAGAAGAAATTGCCAAATGGAAGCCTAAAATTTATGAGAAGTGTGAATCTTCAAATATTAAAAAGGAAACAGCTGACACTATTTGGAAAGTATGCGAAGACAGTGCTGGTTACCAATTTAATTTTTCTCATAGCGCAGCTTATAGCGCAATGGCTGCTTTGACTACATATTTCAAATTTAATCATACTAAGGAATTTTTCCTATCTCTTCTAAGAATGGCGAAGAATGAGCAGGACAGTTTAAATGAGATTAATATTATCAGTATAGAAATGAAAGATTTTGGAATTAAGCTTTTACCTCCAGATCTTGCAAAAAGTGGTGAAGACTTTGAAATCGAGGGTGCGAATATTAGATATGGATTATCTGCGATCAAAGGGATCAGCAAAAAGGTAATTGAAAAAATGATCAACTTTAGAGGCGAATACAATTCAAAAATTGATCTATTTATTGCTGCTAAGCAAGCAAAAATTTCAATCGGCGTACTTTCCGCTCTTATTCAAGCTGGCGCGCTACAAAGCATTAATAATAAATCTAGAAGTAGACTAGTTTTAGAAGCTCAGACGTGGAACATATTGAAAGACAGAGAGAAGATATTGACAAAACAATTGATTGAATCTGGAAAATTTGATGACGTTCTTAATTGCGTAAAAGCTTTGAATGAAACAGTCAAAGACGATAAGGGCAATCCTATTATCAAAAATTCTAGATTTGGCACAATTAAAAGAGACTATGACAAGTTTAAAACTATTTACTTATTGAATAGTAGAAATGAAGAGTTGGCAAATTTCTTTTACGAGAAAGCCCTTCTTGGAATGTCATACAGCGAAAGCTTGTCGTCCATCTTTAGGAAAAAGAACGAGAATATTAAAGATATCAAATATTGCAACTCATTAAATGAGAAAAGCAGTTTATTTTTTGTTGGAGTTATAGATGAGGTCTTAAAAAGAACTTCGAAAAACGGCAATCCCTATGTCAAATATACAGTTTCTGATGAAACCGGATCAGTAGATTGTTTCATTTTCTCTTCCGAGAAGTGGGACAAGCTTGCTGAGTGCAAAAAAGATAATGGAGACAAGCTTCCAGCAGAAGGAGATGTAGTTGTAATAAAAGGAACAAAGAAAGACGGCAATGCCTGCTATGTAGATAAACTAGGTGTTCAGACAGCCAAAATATACATGGCGCTCAGAGACCTAAAAGATCAAGAATTAATAGACGAAGACGTAGAATAATCATATAATATTTGCATATGAATCTAAATAATATTCAATTTTATAAACCAAACGCGAGTAATAAAGGGGTTGCAGTTTCTATCGCATTCAATGAGTCAGACGGCGGCATCTATGTATCCTTCATAAAGCAACATTCTTGGAACGCTGAAAAGAAAATCGGATCATTCAAGGGGAATAAGGACAATCCATCCGCGAAAAAGAATATAAAATTTAATGACGTTGAGATTTCTGGCATCGTTCGAGCAATTGAAAAAGAAGAAAAATGGTCTACTTATCATAAGTTCAATAATGGATCCGGTGTATCGATTTCTTTTGCGCCATATATTAAAGAAGGAGCCATGTCCGGATTTGGACTAAAAGTTTCTGATACAAAAGATAAAGAAAATATTTTTTCTGTAGGATTCACGAACGATGAATCAATTAAACTTAGGGAATGGTTGAAACTCAGCCTAGAAGCATCTTTTAGCGTTTCTTCAAAAGCCTTAAATCAAGAAGATTAAAATGAGAAAAAAGAGACTTTTATTTCATTCTGACTTTGCCTTAGCTAAAACTGGATTTGGAAGAGTCATGAAGACTCTTTTAACCTATCTATATAAAACGGGCAAATATGAAATTCATCATGTTTGCTGTGGCGTACACGAAGGAACAAAAGAACTCGAATCAACGCCATGGAGCAGTTACGGCGCAGCGCCAGCGGATCAAGCCACGCTTCAAGAAATTGCAAAAGATCCAAATGGATTAAGAATGGCAGGATACGGCTCATTCACCATTGACCAATATGTAAGAAAAATAAAACCAGATGTTTACATTGGCGCTCAAGATTTTTGGGGGCTAGATTACTCTATTGAAAAAAATTGGTTTAAAAAAGTAAATTCCTGCCTTTGGATTACCTTAGATTCGCTTCCTCTTTTGCCATCTGCTGTCAAAAAAGCCTCACATATTAAAAACTATTGGATGTGGAGCAATTTCGCAGAAAAAGAATTTAAAAGACTCGGTCATAATCATGTTGAAACTATTCACGGGCCAATCGAGGCTTCTAATTTTTTTAGACTTTCAGATAAAAAAAGAACATCTCTTAGAAAAGCCAACAATCTTCCAGAAGATTCTTTTATTATAGGTTTTGTTTTCAGAAATCAATTAAGAAAACTTGTTCCCAATCTAATGGAGGGGTACAAAATGTGGAAAGATTCTCATCCAGAGATTAAAAATACATACCTTCTTCTTCATACTAATTTTTCAGAGGGGTGGAATATCAAAGCCCAAGCCGAGCAATACGGAATTTGCACAAAGGAAATATTAACTACATATATTTGTAAAAACTGTGGAAATTATGAAGTTAAAACATTTGATGATAGAGATTCAATTTTTGAACTAAACGAAGACGGCACGTTTAAACTAGATAATGCTGGTCAAAAAGTAGAGAAAAATCTAGATCCACAAAATAAAGATTGTAAATTTTGCCTCTCTAAAGGGTCTCAAACAACTACTGGCGTTGGATTGGGCGTAAGCGAAGAACAATTAAATGAGGTTTATAACTTCATGGATGTTTATGTTCATCCATTTACTAGCGGCGGTCAAGAAATACCCATCCAAGAAGCAAAGTTGACAGAACTCACGACCCTTATTACAAATTATTCTTGCGGCGAAGAATGTTGCGAGCCAGACGCCTACTCTTTTCCACTTGAATGGAGCAAATACCTAGAGCATGGAACTGAATTTATTAAGGCGTCCACGAAGCCAGAATCAATTAAAGAACAGCTTGATAGATTCATATCTCTTTCCAATAAGGAGAAAAGAAAAATTGGCAAATTAGCAAGAAAATGGGCGTTGCAAAATTTCTCAATAGAAGAAGTTGGAGCCAAAATTGAAAGAAAGATTGACAATTTTAGCTTTCTCGACGATACGGATGAAAGCAACTATCTTTCAAATGTTCAAAATAATCCAAATCCAGATGCCGAAGTGGACGATAATTTACAGGACAGGGAGTGGCTTAAAGAGCTATATCTTAAGATTTTAGATCGAAAAGTGGAATATTCAGACGAAGGGTTGCTATACTGGATGTCTGAAATATCAAAAGGAACAAAAAAAGCTGATATTAAAAATTATTTTAAATCAATCGCAATTAAAGAGCTTCAAAGCAGAAAACCAGATATTAAAATTGACACCCTAAGATCTCAAATAGATGAAACTGGAAATAAAAGTGTCCTATTTGTTCTGCCCGAAAGCGCTGGGGATATTTTTATGGCTACTGCTCTTTTTGAATCGATTAAAGATAGGTACCCAGAGTACGACCTATACGTTTCTACTAAAAAACAATTTAAAGACATTTTAAATGGAAATAAATATGTTTACAAATGGATAGAATATATGCCAGAAATGGATAATCTTCTTTTAATGGAGGGTCATGCTAAAAATGATGGCTATTTTGACATAGCATATCTGCCACATCTACAAACGCAAAGATTATTATCCTATCTTCACAACGGAGAAGATAAAATAGATTTTGAAATTTATAAAAAATAAAATTTAACAATGAGAATTATAGACTCTTATGCCACTCTCACTGGCTCAAAAATCAGCAAGCCGTATATATTTGAATCATATTTTCCACTTGACTCTGAGAAGTATATTACCATTCAGTCCAATACTCAGTTTGATTCTAGGAACTACTCTTATTGGCAAGACGTTGTGGATGCCATTACTCCGATTTTACAAAAAAACGGCATCTCTTTTTTGCAGATTGGAGTAGAGGGCGACCCTCAATTAATGAATGTCAAGTCAATTGTCGGCAAGACCACAATAAATCAATTAGCTCATGTTATTAAAAATTCAATAGCTCACATTGGACCAGACAGTCTTTGCACGCACCTGGCGTCTCACTACGATAAACCAATTGTTGCTCTTTTTAGCAGCAATCACGTTGAAGTATCTAAGCCAATTTTCGGCGATCCACAAAAAATAAAAATAATTGATTCCTATTCTAGAGTTGGAAATAAAAAGCCGTCATTTTCATCGGTAGAAATTCCAAAAACAATTAATTTAATCAAGCCAGAGGAAATTTGCGAAGCAATCCTCGATATTCTAAACATTGAACAAGAAGAGAAAATTGAATCTATCTTTTTTGGAGAAAAATATTCTAATTTTACTATTAATTTCGTTCCAGATTCTCAAATTCTTATAGATAAAGCAAATGGTCTATTGCTTAATATTAGATTTGACCTAATTAAAGATGTAAATCAAAATAATATCATTTACGCAATGCAGAATATCGCCAAAAGAAAAAGCGTAATATTTGCAAATAAGCCGTTCGAAATTGACGAAAACCTATTAAAGCAAGTTAAGTCAAATATAGAACTATTGAGATTTGACATATCAAATTGCAAAAATGAAAATCTAGAAAAAACATTAGAATTTATTAAGAAATTTAAAAGCTGCGGAGTTAAATGCGTTATTGTTTGTAAAAACGAAATCAAAGATGAAGACTTCGCATCTGTCAAACTGAAATTTCTAGATATTTGCGCCGTGGTAAAGCTTTCCAAAAAGCCTAGTGCTAAAGATATTTTAAAAAATGTAAATAAAGACTTGACATATTTCAAAAGTTCAAGTATATATTATTCAATGGGCAGCAATTTTCTTACAAAAACTTCTTTTTTAGAAAACAAAAGCTCTCAGTCTTTCATTCAAAGTCTATCTTCAGTCTCTGACCTGGATCTTCTTGACGAAGACATTGAAACATTATATATATTTACTAAATATGCCAAAAATTAAACAACAAAACAACGAATCTGAAAATATCGCCCAGTCACAAACTGAGGTCGAGGTAGCGCAAGTCGCAAATAAACTTGCGTCAAGAGACAGCAACGGCTTGCTAAATGACAAGGCTCATGTATTTACCCTTGACGGATTCGTAGATTGGCGCAAAATGATAGATTCAAAATATCTTGTTGCCAATCTTGCTAAATTTCCAGACGGCACTCATCAATCGTCTCTTAAGGTAGACGAACTAGAAGACTCTCAACTTCTCATTTTACTTGGCGGAATTAAAGATCTTGCAAATATCAGGGGCTATACCAAATTGGAATATAAAGTTCATTCCTGCTCCAATAGTTACGTTGCAGTTTCTTGCAAGATTAAGTGGCTCTCTAACTATGAAACTAATTTTATGGAAGTCGAATCTGAGTCTCTTGCTGACGCGCATCTAGATAATACCAAGAGCTTCGCCAAAGATTTCCTTATGGCAATTGCTGAAAATCGAGCGTTTGTTAGGGCGGTAAGAAATTTCTTGAGAATCAATATTGTTGGAAGCGATGAAATGGGCGATTCTAAAAACGGAGTTGTATCCACACCAACCGAAGAGAGTCCAGCAATTTCATCCACTCACCCATCAAACGTCCTAAAAGAAACAATGGATAAAACTGGGATTACTTTTGAAAAAATTAAAACCGCCCTGATCAAAGAGGGGGTGGACGAAGCATCTCAATGGAATAGTGTTTCTGATATTCCAAATAAAATCGTGTTTTCCCTTATTCAGAGATTAAAAAAGAAATATTCCACAGAATAAAAAAAATAATTAAATTAAAATCATATGTATATTGCAACCTGGACATCGCTAAAGTCTCCAATTATGGACGAAATCAGAACGGCTCTAAAGAAAAAGTCAGTTAAAGGGGGGCCGTCAATTTCCAACAAAGATGCAAATAGAACGTGGCGCGAAGATATTCTCGGAGTGTTTTCCGAAGAACAAAAGCAGCAAGAAAAGGCTCGTCGTCAAAATAAAAATAAAAAGTTTAGAGCAGCTAAAGAGGACCAAGATATGGATATTTAAGTTCATGGCTGATTATAACAATTTATTCATCACGGAAAGCTTTCTGGACGAGAATGCAAATGCCATCTTTGTTTTCGGGGACAATTTACAGAGATTTGGAAACGGTGGCGCTGCTGCATTGAGGTATCACGATAGAGCTTATGGGTTTATCACTAAAAAATTTCCAGACAATAATGAAAGTTCCTTTTACAAGCCCGAAGAATATGCTCCAGTATTCTTTGAGGAGCTTAATAAATTAAATTTCACAATTAAAAATAATAAAGATAAAACTTTTTATATTTCTCAACTCGGCGGCGGCTTGGCTAACAAATTTAGGATTTGGGAAACTGTTATTAGACACAATCTGGAAATAAAACTGGGAAAGTACGACAATGTAATTTTTTGCTGGAGGTAATTTTAAAAATGGAATCAACCATGTCTCATATTGTTGAAGTTTCTGGAATTTTGTCTCAAATAAGAGAGATGAAAGACCAGACCCTGGATCACTTCTTTGAAGACAAGAAGAGGGCGAAAGAATTGCTAATTGGCTTAAATGACCTAGAGGAAGATGCCAATAAACTAATCCGCGATTTTGAGTCAGTTTTGTAGTATTTATTTTTAATATTTTAATTGCTAGACTCGATTAGACATAGATAATGGTTTATTTTCAACCAGCAGGCGAAATTAGTTTAGTGGCAAAACAGGAGTTTTCCAAACTTCGGTCGAGAGTTCGATTCTCTCATTTCGCACCATTTAAAATTATATTGACATCTATAAAAAAATAAATTATAGATATATACCTATGACATATAAAATCCGTAAACGCGAAAACATGACAGTATACATGACAAGCGAAATCATCGAGCTAGATCCAAACGATTTTCGCAATCTAGAAGAAAATCCATACACGGGAGACAGCCAAGAAGAATTTTTGGACTATATTGGCAATTTAAATCTTGAATTTGATAGCCCTTCGGAAGAATTGGCTTACGAAACTCAAGATAGGTTGAGCAAGCTTGGACAAAACGTTAAATGGACAGAATTTGGAAATTCGGCTATGGACGGTTCGCATACTTGGTACGAACTTGGCGAAGAAGACGAGAGTTATTCTAGGACCGGTGGATTTAATATCAGTTGCGCAACCGAGCATTGACTACATGAAAAATAAAAAAATAGAATCTAAAAAAGTATCAATACAGTTTGACGAGAGGCATTTAGCGACCTTAACAACGGCTCTTGAAGTTTATAGTCGACTTCGCTCTGGTCAAGTTGCAATGGCTATGTCCACTGCCTTTGCTGATAAGGCTTGCCTAAATTATATTGACACTCATGTAATTGAAAGCGTTGTTAGAACATTGGCATTTAGAAATGAAGATATTTGCACAATCCCAAACTCATGTTATGGTGTTGGTTGCGAGCAAATGAAAGACGGAACTGCCGCTTGGGAGATTAAAAAAGTCATTGAGGAATATTTACATTATCAACGAAATGATGGTTTTAGAACCATTGCGGATGTTAGTGGAGATGGTGCAATGCAATATTCTGAAGTACCAATTCCTAAAGTTATTAATCCGATTGGCATGCCTTCAGAAACGAAATATTGGAGACCACAGAAAGAATTTAAGATCCCCCAAAGATATCAAGATTCTATGGACAAGGCTATGAAAGCTAAAGATTTTACAAAGGCGTGGGAAATTGTCAATAAATCTTTTAAAAAGAATCCTCTTCCAAACGGAAGTGTTACAAAATTAGAAGAAATCGCGGGAGCTTATTATGTTGTTGTAGAAAAACCTTACAAAATGGAGAGACAATGAAAGAAATCATAGAAGATATTACAAAATTATCCTACGAATGGAATACATTAATTGGACATTCTCATCATAAAAATAGAGACTGCCATTGGTATATTGAAACCAAATGGAGCTATGGTCAACCTCCTAAATACAATGTTCAACATCGGGGATATATTTTGGGCGATATTGAGGAAGAATGTGATTCTTATGATAGCGCATTATTGAAGCTGAAAGAAATATTGGAAAAAGAAATAAGAGAATATAGACTATATCTACCCAATGGGGGCGAAGAAGATGGATGCTAATATCAAGTGCCTGAATAAAAACAAACCTTTATTATTTTTAGGAGATCACCATGGATCTTGGGGATTATTATTTGAAATTATAAAAGATAAGAATATTGAAAATTGCTATATTGTTTGCGTTGGAGATGGCGGCGAAGGATTTCTTTCAAAAGAAAAACAGCTAAGACAATTTCAACTTTTAAATAATCGTTTTAAAAAATACAATATAGAATATTTGAGTATACGCGGAAATCATTCAGATCCATTTTACTTTATAGACGCTAACAGGGTTTCCTTAAGTAACTTTGAATTGATTGAAGATTATACAGTGGCTGAATACAATGGTAAAAAAATTCAATTTATTGGTGGCGCTGTTTCTATTGACAGAACCTCTCGTAAAGAAGGTGTTTCTTATTGGACGGATGAAGCTGTTAAATTAGATAGAGACAAATGCAAAGAAGTAGATATTCTAGTAACCCATACTGCTCCGTCTTGGTGTTTTCCTCAACAATTTAACGAAATGGTTTATGGTTGGGCGCTAGAAGATGCCTATCTTATAGGAGATCTTAGTAATGAAAGAGCAAAAATGGACGAAATTTTTAAACTATGCAAACCAAAACTTCATCTATATGGTCATTTCCATAGTTCTTGGACTGAAGAGGTGAATGGGTGCATTCACAAACTTCTAAACATTAACGAATTGTGGTCAATGTAAGTGTATATTATTATATACATGAAACGTATTTTATTAATTTTAATTGCTTGTTTTTTAACAGCTTGCGCAACTCCTTCCAATTCAGAATCCTGGATGGAAAATCAGAAAAATGCCTGCCTACCTACCGCGATTGCGTTTAGAGAAGGTCTTAAAAAATACAACGTTTGGTCCGAAGTTGTTGTTTATAGCTGGATCGATAAAAAAACAAATATTAAAAAAGGTCACGCGATAGTAGTTTACATGTACCCGATTGGAAAAAATCAAATGTGGACATACGATTTTTGGGGAAGCTATAAAATTCGGGCTTTTAAATATGATCCAATGGGAATTGCAAAAGAAGCAGTTAAAGTTAGATACGAAGATAGAGATGTTATTTTTGCGGAGTTCTTGCAGTGATAAGCGCGATAATGAATACTCTATCAACAACTCAAGATTTTTATATCAATTCTTCTATCTATAAAGAATTTCTAGAAGAAAGAGAAGAAGTATTAAGACACAAATGGCTGGAGAGCGAAAAAAGGGGTTATGATATTGGCTACAGCGCCGCCCTCGTTGACTGGGTAATAAAACACAGAAGCAAATGGAGAAACCATAAAAAATCTAATAAATAAAAATTAATTTTTATTATGATCATTTTTGCGGCTTTTTATTTTCTTGACGGGCTTTTTAAAAAATATTACATTTGATTCATGAAAGTTAGTCTTCCGATAGAAGAAGGATTCAATATAGTTGAGAGCAAATTTTGTGGATTGGACTGCTACTTAATAACTCCAGAAGCAGATGCAAAATGGAATAAAAATAATTTATTTTATCGCTCCTTAATCCTTGACAAGGAAAGCAATGTTCTTTCAGGAAGTTGGCCTAAGTTCTTCAATTATGGAGAGAAGCCTGATTGCTATCCAAATCCAGAATACTACAGCGACTGGAAGTGCGAAGAGAAAAAAGATGGATCTTTGGTAATTTGCGATTATGTAAATGAACAATTTTCCATGAGAACGCGGGGAACCGTAAGCTATGCGACTCAAAAAAATGCAGAAGATTTCGAACTGCTTCCTCAACAATATCCAGAAGTAGTAGAGTTTTTAAAAGAAAATAATAACATAACCCTGTTGTTTGAAATTATAAGTCCAAACAATGTAATTGTTATCAGACCAGGAAAAGTAGAATTTTATCTTTTAGGAGCAATTGATAAGAACGATATGAGCGTTGTTTCATCTCCTGATTTATTAGAAATATGGAGAAAGATTGGATCAATTCCTGTGCCGCAAACTTATAATTTCTTAGATACCAATGATCTTTCTAAGATCTCGGAAACTATAAAGCATTGGAAAGGCGAAGAGGGTATCGTAATTTCTTACAATAACGGGCAAAATAGAATTAAGCTGAAAACTTTATGGTATTTACTTTGTCACCGAGTTAAATCACAACTCAGTTCTACCAAAAATTTAATTGATTTCTACATAGAAAAAGAAATGCCTTCTCATGAAGAATTTTATGAAATAATCGAAACCGAATTTGATTATGAGATCGCTCTTCAATTAAAAGAAGAATTGGAAAAAATTTGTGAAGCGGGGGAAAAATCAAAAAAATATATTGATCATGTTCTAGAAGTAGTGCATGATATCAGAAAAGTGGAAACCAGAAAAGAACAAGCACTAATGATTAAAGGAAATTTTAAAGAAAATTCCTCATTTGTATTTTCTGTTTTAGATGGTAAAATAATAACAAAAGAACAGTGGGCAAAACTTATAAATCAAAATTATGAAAGTCAAGGTAGAGAGACATGAACATTAACTTTAAAATACCTGACATTGAAATAATTAGCGAAAAACAATGTATAGAGCTTGGAATACAGCAGTCATCAAGATTTTCGATAAAACATGCCGAAAGCTTTATAAGCAAAGTTGAAGAATATGTTTTGATGCTAGGATTACACAGTCCCAATATGTATCCTATATTTATATCCTTATTAGTAGAAGGAAAAGTAAAAATTCAATTTAAAAATTATATAGAAAGATTGATTTTAACAGATGCGCAAGAAAATATGAATATCAGAAAAGCTTTTGAGATCTTTGAAAAAACCAAAGATGTAATAGAATGGAGGATAAATCATCCCAATGATTATAATTCTTCAGAAAAAACACAAAGAATTGTAATTCAAACTAGTTAAGAGTAATTTATGTATTTTAATTTTTCAATAAGAAACTTTTGCAAACCAAGAAAAAAATTTAAAAAGTATTTTTCCTTTTACAAACAACTTTCCAAATACAAAAATGTAGAATTTGAAACGTGTTACTCAGGATACAGCATTTTTCAATTTGAATTAGATTTTTGTCCAATTGCAAAAGACCATGGCGGCTTGAATTTAAATTTAAATTTTTTGGGATTTGAAGCAGGCCTGAGAATTTATGATTCCAGACATTGGGATTATAAAAATTGGTCTTGGGAAGAATGATATTGACATAGTTGTAAAATATATTAATATTGGAAGTATGGATAAAGAACAACTTGAAGAATACGCTTTCTATGAAAGTGGTCTTTCTGCGGATGGGTGTTTAGAAAAATTGGATTCTTATACGGTTGAAGCTATTGAAAGATATGGTAGATTACTTCTTAAAAAACAAAAAGAAAATATCTTAGAAGGATTTCAGGGTTGTTGTTATGCTTGCGAACCAGTTGGAATTCTTAATCAAAAGCTAGAAGAACAACTTAGAATAATTGGAGAAGATGGGACAGAAGAACACAATAACGCAGTAGAGCTACGTATAAAATTAACAGAAGTTCTTGTTCAAAATGATGAACTAAAAAAATTAGCTAGAAAACTTTATGGAACGGTTTTA